ATCACTAAGATGCATGTCTTCGTTGACGACAGGCAGCTTCTCAATGTTGTGACGTTCTACTGAGAAGCCTACACCAGTGCCACACATGAGTATGTACATAGTCTCATCGAATGCTCTTGGACTATCGACAGGTACATATGAGCAATTGTAACCACCAACATGACAACGGTCCAATGCAGGTCCGGCTGTCATCAATGCTCTCATGCTTGGCATGATGTCTTGGTTTAACACAGCTTGCTCAAGTTCACCACGTAGTTCATCCGATAGGACATACTTGTGCTTGCTCTTGAGATGCTCTGTCATATAATCAAAGTATCGTGCGACTGTCTCACCCCATGTCTCACGACGCTGTTCGTCTTCAATCCACCTTGCATAACGTGAGGTGGCAATAAATGTTTGATAATCGGTTGGTAAATAGTTGTTCATATCTCACTCCATGTTTATTTTCATATGTTTGATTTCCATGCCAGGTAATTCGTGAAAGTAATCCTCCAAACTTTCTTGTATTTCTTCTGTTGGATTTTCATCTGCTGGCATTGTATATTCTTCAGGGTCAATATCCAAAGTGACGTAAATTTTAACTCGCATCACTATCCTCTATAGCTTTCTCTAGCGCATTGATGTACCACTTTGCTTTTTGTACATCCTCCAACGGCTTGCCCTTGTAATCGAAACGCCACAGGTATTTCATTATATTACCTTGCAAATAGTATTTAAAGTTTGGCCCCAGCATTGCCTCAATAGCTGTAATGCACTCAATGCCCGACTGATTATAATGCGAGGGGCTGTTGACCATATCTTCTTTTCCGTTTAGTTTTTTAGTATAATACTCGTCCATCAATTCCTCCTCATCCTCTTTCATTTTCATAAAGGCTTCATGTCGCATCATGCCTCTCCCTTCGTCTTCGTTGTAAAAGATAGATGTATAACATTATCATCATCGTCGCTTCTTATTATTACGCCATTCTCTTCTTCCTCATCCTGCAAGGATATTAGTTCTTCTGTATATTCCTCGCAATATTTATATATCTGTTCTCGTACATACTCATCTTGTTCCATTACAGGCAGTGATGACAATAACATTTTTACAAACAATTCCATACCACGATAAACATCATCTGTCAACTCATTATGCTCAGATGTTATAACAGAAACTTCTGCATCACCTGTCCACTCTCCACTGGCTAAATAAGTAGGGCGTATCCTAATTAAAAAGTCTTCATTCTCAACTGCTCTTGCCACGATAAACTCCTTTCTTTTTTTCGCCCTTGAATGGTATAAACTTAGGATGTTTATTCTTTCCTTTTTCTTTTAACCAATCTTCAGGAATAATTCTATCATAGTATCTAAAGTTATACTTTATACACCACTCTGCGTAAGATGATTTAGCACCCTTGCGTAGCTTTCGTCTACTGTTTTCAAACACAAAGCGGATGTCCAGCTTTGGGTGTTGCTTCTTGATAGCAAGATGCTTGCGCCTGTCTGCTGCAGTAAACATACCCTTCGTCTCAATGATGATGCCGTTGTTCAGCACGAAGTCTGGAGTATAGGTGCGATACGCAAGGTCTTCCCATTCAATCTTGACTTTCTCATAGTCATACTTTATTCTGAGTTCGTCAAGATATAGGGAGACTTTATGCTCAAGTCCACTCCTATATCCATACTTTCGTGCTGCCCTAAACTGTTTATAGTTAGGCATTACATTGCCCTATCTTTGAAGAAATTTGCATCAGTCTTATGCTCATCGGCAATATGAACATAAGATACAGTCTTAGGTTGCTTGGCCTGTGACATAATTGCAGGACGTTCTTGTATGTCCGGCCAGCAGGAAAGACGATACCTACAAAATCCACACTCTGTGCCAAGTATCGTGTTACCAGTAGGCTTACCACGGAATGTCTCAGGCACTGCGTCAAAGCAGCGTTCAAACTTATTTTCTTCCACTGTATCGGCTGTCTGTTTAATGCGACCTACTTCTTCTTCAACGTCAAGACCCGTAGCTGGAACGTACTTAAACTCGCCATTAGCTTTATTTACTACCCACCAGCCACCAGCTTTCTTTCCTGATGCCTTCGCGTAGCCAGCAAGTTGTGATACATAACCAAAAGCATCACCCTTCTTCAGTGTGTCGAAAGACTCAAACTTGTTAGTATACGACCAATTAGATGCTGACTTAATATCATCAACAGCACCGTCAATAACAATATCGTAGGTGCCAGTGATGGATGTATCGTCATCAAGTTGTAGAGTAACCTTTTCATCATCTTCATATTGTACCCCTGCTTCTTTAAGAAGACCCTTGAAGACTGCCTCTACAATATCCCCAAGCATCATGTTCATTATGAATGTTGTCGGAAAGGGTAACGCTTTCTCTGGTTCGTTCTTCTCAAACCAAAGCTGACAAGTTGGCCTACCCACGTTTGACATACGCAAACCAAACTTGTCTCGCTTATTACCCCCACTAAACTGGCGTTGAAGTGCATTCATTACATCTTGACCCACTTGCTTAATGGTATCCTCCGACATTGAGGACTTACCCTTAACAGCGTTCTCCATGTACTGATGCACAGCCAGTTCGGCTGGATGATTGAGGCTACTCATCATCTACATCTACCGTGATAAATTCACCAACAACACCTTCATCTTCTTCCGGCTCACCGTGAGCAGCCTTGTCCCACTCAGACAAAACCCATGTATTGAAACCCTCGACATACAGCATAAACTCTTTGAAAACGTCTTGGTCTTGTGGTGTAACTTCAAGACTATTCTGTACATCAAGATTAACTACAGGCACATAAAAGGTAGAACCAGTGGGAAGTTCCCGACCCTGTGTTTCAATTGTCATGCGATGCTGTGGAGGAAGACGACGCATCTGACCCAGCTTATTGAAAGCCTGACCTACGTTCTTGAAACCTTCCTTACTATCAATCTCCCACACGCATGGGACATCGGTAACTTCTTGCGCGTCACCCTGTTCCGTTACACCAGACATAGATGCAGTACCAAACACAACACGAACCCTGCGTATCTGACGTATAAGTTCTTTCGTGCCATCAGGCAGTGCATCAAAGTCCTTGATGTAACCCCCAGGTTTTCCGCAGTTAAATGTGCCAGTAGTATCTTTCAGGTCAATGTCCAGCTTTTCTGCCATAACAGTTTTCTGATAATTGTTGGCATTGCTATCATATCGCTGATACATGAAGCGTTGAATAAAAGGACGCAGAATAACCTTATCAGCGTAGATAACTTGGTTATCTGTGTTCTGCAAACCCATTGCACCAGCAGATACAATCTCCATCTTCATGGTTTTGCCGTTAACGTCGGCATCCCCCATGATAGACTTCTTGTTAATACGCAACCGTGCCAGACTAGACTTCTTCTCGCCTGTATCATAAGCCATGCCCATCATCTGCGCCATAGCTGCATAGTTATTAGTATCAATAGTTGTTAGTTCACTCATTCATTCACTCCTTTCAATAAAAATAAAGACGAGTTATATCACACTACGTCCTTAGTGTCAAGCCAATTCGGACCAATTTTCGCTTCTAATATAAGAGGTACATTGAAGTCAATGCCCCACCTACCTGCAATTAGTCCAGGTAATTCTTTATTGGTTGTGTCTATCACTTGTAACACAAGCCTTTCTTCCATTGGGTGCATATCAATTACAATACTATCATGCACACTATTCACAATACATGACTTAGCATACTGTAATAGTGAGTCGATATGTAGCAGGGCAACAGGAACAATATCTGCTGTAGCCAACGACTGCACAGGATAGTTCTTTAGCTGCGTGAAGTGTGACACACGACCACTCTCTAGTCTTTGTACATCGGGAAAAGAAAACTCCCTGCCAGAAGGTGTGACGACCTTTTTGTTTTCTAAAGCCTCTTTAGCCAATCTGGTATGCCAATTTGCGATGCCTTTATACTTCTCCGTGAAGTGTGTGTAATACTCTGCTTCCGCTGAAGTTCTCCCAAAGCCCGTTGCTCCATAAAGTGGCGCGAACGTATGTGCCTTTGCTTCTTGGCGACTTGTCGGTTGACCAGCATCAGTAATAACTTGACTGGTATATGCATGTACATCAAATCCTGTAGATACTTCCTCAATTGCAACTCCATCTTGTGATAGGAAAGCAGCTACCCTGAACTCAAGCTGTGCAAAGTCTGCTTCCACAATTTTACCATTATCAAAACGCGATACAAACACTCGCTTGACAGGGAATGTACCACCCCGTGGCATGTTTTGCATGTTGGGGTCAGCACCACTGAAGCGACCAGTAGACGTGCGATGCTGCAACAGGCGAACATGTAGCTTGCCATCATACTTTGTGTGCGTCTTGATGCCATCTACAAAAGATGATAGATAGGTATCCAACGCACTTAACCTACTGACATCGTTAAGAAAATCCCTAGCTACCTGCATGTTGTTCTGCGTGGCTATACCCTTGAGTACACCCAAGTTACCCTTGCTCGTAGAGAAACCATTAGCACTAGCCCACTTGGCATTGGGTGCAGTAAACTTTAGGCCAGCCACTTCTTTTGTTCTCTGATACAGAAAGCCTGATGCTGCACAATCCACGCACTTGTTTGGCTTGTTATACGGGTCACCATTCTTCTTTGTTTTACGGACATACCCTGTGCCGTTACATGTCTTACACTTAACAGCGTGTGTTTTGTAAACAACATCTGTCTCCATCTTTACGGTATCCCTGAAGTCCTTATCTTTCATGTAATGATGAATGGCGTTGGCCCACACAGTTTTATTCTTTGGCTTACGGCTGTACACTACCCACGACAACTGCTCTGGGCTATTGAGATTGACTGGTGTGTCGCCCATCAACTCCCGTACCTGTGCTGTCAGGTTGTGCGTCAGAATATCTTTCTCTTGTTGAAACTCAGCCCTAACATCCTCAAGGGCATCCATGTCCACAGTCAGACCACGCTGGTAAATACGAGCCAGACATACGGCTACTTGGTTTGTCAAGTCAACTGTACCCATAAGACCAGCATCTGTAGGTGTGTTCAAACGATACATCAGCTTATTAGCAAGTTGTTGCGTAGCTTTAATATCGGCAATACAATACTCCGACAGTTCGTCAAGAGGTATGTCACGGGTGCTGTAACCCTTGGAGAAATATTCTTTCAGGGTATCCTGCTTCTTGGTATCCAACTCGTAACGCTCTGCACATGCCTCTAGTGATAGTGGCTCTTTCACGCCACGCTGAAGTACATACTCAGCAAGCATCGTGTCAAACACGGGTCCATCATACTTGAAGCCCGATTCCCACAGCCACAGCAAGTCGTGAGCTGCGTTGTGCATGATAAGCACTGTGGCCTCATCAAGAAACATCTGCACACGCTCACTATAGTCATGCCCACTCTCATGCTCTTCATGGTCAAAGGGAAATGCGTGACACACCCCTTGGTCGGTAAGTACACCCACCATAGTAAGGCTGTTGTCTGGCTCAAATGGGTCAAGGTGCATCTTTCCATCCCGCTTTGTTACAGTATTCTCTACATCCAGTGTTAGCTTCATACTTCATATCTCCCATAAACATTATCCAAATTACAATGTAGTCTTCCGTGCCATCCTGTCAACTTGTTCTTTACAATATTTAGGTGACGCTGTGGGTCTTGCTTGTTCTGTCCCTCAATGAGTGGGTTGGCTGCAATCAGTATCATAAGGTCGGCCTCTGCTGCCTTGCCTGTCTTTGACCCTTCCATCATACTCTGGTTCAGAACTGTCTTACCCTCTGCTTCAGCAGACAACTGCGACATGTAAAACACAACGCAACCATACTGCTTGCCAATCTCTCTGGCATAAATTACGTTTGCTTTCAATGCCTCATCCTGTCTCGTATGCCCGTGCATCGTAGCAAACTTATCACCCATGTCCAGAACAATCACGTCAGGCTGATAGCTTTTGACCACGCTCTCTACCCATGCCATGTTCTTGCCTGTCGAGTCTTTGAACCTGATGTTGTCTGTAATTTGATTGTATAGGCTGTGCGCTTTCTCCTTATCCCTAGATATTTCCTCCATCGTCATGTGTGTAGCAGCAGTAAGGTATCTTTCTGCCACACGAAGTGCCTTCTCCTCGTTACATAGGATGATGCACTTTGCACCCTGATGTGCAAACCCACGAGGTCCAGCAATCATACTG